GTAGTCATTTTAACTACCTTTCTTAGTAAGACTTTCTTACTTTCTTTATACTATAAGCCTAACATGGGGCACTGACATTTTGGCTATCACAATTCGGACATGTCGGACATTTTGTAAGTTAATTTTAGAAATAGGCGTGAGATACATCACATTTATGGTCGCTCTATCCCATTTGTCCGTTTCTGTTTAGGTGTGTATCGTACAAATAAAACCTATATTAACATTTTGGTAAATCTAAAAAATAGTTGACTACAATATTTTATATTGGTAAAATAAACACATGGCTGCTAATCGAATCATTATATGTGAGATATGTGGGCGGGAATTAGAAGTAAGATCTGGCTTTGCTCATTTGACCCTAGCTAGGCATTTAAAAGAACATAAGTAATACCTGGAGACATAGCTTAGTTGGTTAAAGCCCCAAACTCATAATTTGGTAATCGTAGGTTCGAGTCCTACTGTCTCTACAGATATTTTTTAAAAGCTATTGACCTATCAAAATATTCCATGTTATACTAAAGGCTGGTTTGTGGGGGCTTACACTGGGAACTCAAATGTACTAAGTGTCTGCTTCTCTATCCTACATAATTAATTTTAAATTATGGGGGGTAGGGGGGCTTTCCTAAAAATCTAAATCCCTAAGTATCAACTTAAATAATATATATAACATATAAGATCAAAAAAATAATTTTATTAACATTTAATATAACCTATAATCCTAGTCGACTATAATAATTATCCTATATAATTAGGATATGAAGTCTGAAAAGACGACGGATAGAACACGCAAAGCTTATTTGGTTAAATATATCCAAGAGCTGAAGTCAAGTACTCCCTGTATGGATTGTAAGGAATCTTTCCCATACTATGTTATGGATTTTGATCACGTACGTGGGCGGAAGCATAAGAATGTAATGGAACTTATTCCTACACTATCCAAGAAGATAATAGATCTAGAAATAGCCAAGTGTGAGATAGTTTGCTCAAATTGTCATAGAGTCAGAACTCATGAACGTAAATCTAATAAGTCTAAATAATATCCTAGTTGACTAGAATTATGGTATAATAATATTATGCATGATCATGAAAATATAGTATTAACCACAGGTTCAGGAATAACTGAAATGCAACTGATGTGGATTGTAATGGGTTTAATGGCTATTCATCACATATGGATGTGGTGGAAGATGAAAAAGAAAGACTGTAACTGTAAATGAAAAAGAAATTTGTAGGAATGATTATCCTGATTGCGACAGCAATCCTTTCAGGTGTAGCTTTAAATAAATTTTTAAATTGGGCGGGACAACAAGAAATCTTTGATTTTGACCTAAATGAAGATATAGATGAAGAAAGCTTCTAAACTTCTTATTTGGTCTCTATTGGTCATAATGCTTATATCTAGCTTATCTATGCTTTTGGTTATATTGGAGTAAATGGGTAGTATCCCTTCTCCCGCCCCATTCCGCCTTGTCTGACCCTACGGGTCATAATATGGCTAAAGATGGCTTAGAGGGCCCACAGAGCAATTTAGAGGCATATCCTGGCAAATGGAGTATGAGAGGATGTCTCTTCTCGCCGAAGCACTTTTTTCGGGCGCACTTTTAAATCGCACTATATATAAATTGTTTCACGTGGAACATTGCCATCGCCGAACTTTAAAAAGGACAAAACCCAATCAGAGGCGGATCCGATTGGGTTCTGCTGATCTTACGATCATGTACTGGGAACATGTGGGATGCTACGACCAGTACTCATTAATTGTAAAATATTCTATATACTAAGTCAACTACTTTTTAAATATTTATTCTTTTTCTTGATCTGGGGTATATGCTGGATTAGGACCAAGAAGATATCCCTTTTCGTGATACTCAATCATCTTAGAGGTCTTTTCAGATCCAGCCACCTTATCAGATATCAGGGTCAGCATGTCATAAATTCTATGAAGCATGATGTAAGTAACCATAGGAAGATTCTCTTCTATAGTTCCGTTCTCATCTGGAATGTTATCTTCAGTCATTTTTTCTCCCTATATCTTCCCAAAATTTTTCCCTACCCATAGCGTCAGTTTCTAAAATAATCTTAGACTCGTATTCGGGGGTATCTTCAGGTTTATCTGTCATTATTATTTTCAACATTCTTTCTAATTTTTTCATAAAGATCTATACCTAGATAATTCTTGTAGTCACATGATGTGCAGTATAAATATATGCTATCTTCCCAGTCTAGGTTAGACATAAGAAGGCCCTGATCCATTGGACACTCAAGTCTAGGAACAAGGCCCTCTTCTGCTAGTTGAAGGTATTTAGATACGTACTGTATCCTCATTAACCTTCCTTTCTAATAGTCGAATTCATTTACGAATTCTTTAAATCTTTCCCCGTTAAAGGAAGACCATGATGACCAATCTTTTCCGCCTTTAGTCATATAATACGTTATCTCTGAGTTTATTACTGGATCAAACAATAGAATGTTTGACTTTAATTCAAATTTTTCTTTACGATCAATGCCGAGTTCACCCAACATATTAATCTGAAAAATTCCGTAGGAACTGTCTCCAGTTTTCCTGTTACCATTGTAAGCCATAGGCCTTGCATTGGATTCTGACTTAGCAATAGCCCAAGCCATTTTAAGGGCTTTTCCTTCAAAACCAACAGCTGATAAAAGTTCTTTTAGTTCTTTGTCTGTTAGATTCTCAGAAGGCTTGTACACAGTAGTGCTGTACTTCTCTAAGGTTTCTTTCTTTAGTTGTACCGTTGATTTTACAGGTACTTCTACCTGCAATGCTTGAGTTTCTGTTGGACCAGGCTGGACTGTAAACAAGAATAATGTTATCATTCCTATATAAGACCAGTTATGGGCAACTTCGCTCAAACGTTCTTTGATTCTCTCCATTGGCATTTCCTCCTTTAGAGATAACGAACTATAATAGTAGCATTGTAATTAAGTTACTGTCAAGTCGGTTGACCAGAAAGAGTTAAGTGGAATTATCTTATTATACTATTAGAGCAGGACTTAATCCTTCTGTTGGATTTGGCTATGCTGGACAAAATATAGTTAATACGCTACAAAAATTAGGGCATACTGTTAAATTTGCAAGCCCTAAACCTCCAGTACAGATAAACTTTACACAACCCCATCATTTTAAATTACATAAAAATCAATATCAAATTGGTTATACTCCATGGGAATCCACTTTAATTAGATCTGAGTGGAGAGATATATTTAATCAATGTGATGAAGTTTGGGCAACATCTGATTGGACGGCGGAGGTATATAAAAACAATGGTGTTACTAAACCTATTTATGTATATCCACATGGCATTGAACCTATATGGAAGCCATACAAAAGAATTTTACATCCAGGAAAACCACTTAAATTTTTACACATAGGAGAACCTTCTCCAAGAAAAGACGGACAGCTAGTTGTAGATACTTTTATAAAATTATTTGGAAATAACCCAGAATATCATTTAACAGTTAAATGTCATGGAACTTCAACTATTAGAATATATAATAATAGAAAAGAACTTGTCTCTCCAGATACTGTATATAGTAATATTTCAATAATTAAAGAAGAGTACACAATTGAACAGCTGGTTCAACTTTATCATATGCATCATGTTTTAGTATATCCAACCTGGGGAGAAGGTTTTGGATTTATTCCCCTACAAGGACTTGCAACTGGCATGCCAGTAATTTCAACATATGATTGGGCACACTATAAAAAATTCCTAGGACCCCTAAAGTTAAAGTCAAGGTTAACAGATGCTTCAAAAGAAGGTGTTCCAAAAGCTGTAGGAGATTCCCACCTTGGAAGTTTTTATGAGCCAGATAAAGAACATTTAGTTGATCAAATGGTTCATGCAGCAGTTAACTTTAAAGCTTATTCTAATTATTACTATACCCAGTCAACTAAAATACATGAAGAATATAATTGGGTTCAGTTGACCAATAATGCATTTAGTCACATATTTAAAAAGTTTTCATAACCTCTTCACACTTTAATAAAAGTTTGGTAGAATTGGTATCTTACTAAAAATTAAATCAAACGACTACGTCGTAGAAAGAGTGTATTATGTCAAGAACTATTAAAAACCCTTATGAAAATTTTATTGCATTGTCAAGATATGCACGATGGATTCCAGAAGATAATCGTCGTGAAACATGGGGGGAAACTGTAGATAGATATTTTGACTACATGTTAGAGCATTTAAAAAATAATAACAACTATATTCCAGATTTAAAATTAGTAGAAGAATTAAAAGAAGCAGTATATAATCGCAATGTTATGCCATCAATGAGATCGGTTATGACAGCAGGTGCCGCTTTAGATAGAGATCATGTAGCAGGATATAACTGCTCATTTATCCCAGTAGATTCACCAAGATCGTTTGACGAGACAATGTATATACTTATGTGTGGCACTGGAGTAGGATTCTCTGTTGAATATAAATACGTTAACAAACTTCCTTCCATCCCAGAATCTTTTGAAAAGTCTACAACCATTATTGTTGTTGAGGATTCTAAGTCTGGTTGGGCAAAAGCATTTCGTGAACTACTTGCACTTCTTTGGTCTGGCCAAATTCCTTCAATTGACGTAAGCAAGCTTCGTCCAGCAGGTGCAAGACTTAAGACTATGGGTGGAAGATCATCAGGACCGCAACCTTTAGTAAACCTATTTGATTTTACAATTGCAAAATTTAAAACAGCGGCAGGTAGATCATTTAAACCAATTGAGGCACATGACATTATGTGCAAGATTGGAGAGATTGTAGTAGTTGGTGGAGTTAGAAGATCTGCATTAATTTCTCTTTCTAATATTAATGATATTGAAATGGCACAAGCAAAAACTGGTAATTGGTGGGAACACAATCCACAACGTGCCCTTTCCAACAACTCTGTTGCGTATTCTCGCAAGCCAGAGATGGAGCAATTTATTGCAGAATGGAAATCGCTTTATGACTCAAAATCTGGAGAGCGTGGAATATACAATGTTGCAGCAGCACAAAAGCAAGCAGCAAAGTATGGACGCAGGGATCCTGAAATACATTATGGAACCAACCCTTGTTCGGAAATTATTCTCCGTCCTTATCAGTTTTGTAATCTTTCAGAAGTCGTACTACGTGAAAACGATACAAAGAAAGATATTGAAAGGAAAGTAGAGCTAGCCACTATTCTTGGAACATGGCAAGCAACCCTAACAGACTTTAAGTATCTTCGCAAAATTTGGAAAGACAATACAGAGGAAGAAAGATTACTTGGAGTTTCTCTTACTGGTCAATTCGGACATAAGTTTATGTCTGGAAAAGAAGACCTAGTATCCCTAGAAGCATTCTTGATGACTCTCAGAGAAAAGGCTAGAGAGACAAATAAAAAAGAAGCGGGAAAGATTGGTATTCCAGAGTCTGCAGCTATTACATGCGTAAAGCCTTCTGGCACAGTATCTCAATTAGTTGGAGTATCTTCAGGAATGCATGCATGGCATTCTCCATATTACATTCGTACAGTTCGTGGTTCAAAAGGTGATCCAATATCTACATTCTTAAAAGAAGTTGGAATCCCAGTAGAAGATGATGTTATGAAGCCAAATGATACTTACGTATTTTCATTTCCAGTAAAAGCTCCAGAAGGTGCTGTAGTTAGAAATGATTTAACAGCAATTGAGCATTTAAATATTTGGCTAGTTTACCAACGTGCATGGTGTGAACACAAGCCTTCTATTACAGTTTCAGTAAAAGAAGATGAATGGATGGACGTAGGAGCTTGGGTATATAAGAATTTTGACGAAGTTTCTGGAATATCATTTTTACCACATTCAGATCACTCATATAAGCAAGCTCCATACCAAGAAGTTTCAAAAGAAGAGTATGAGGAACTATTAAATAAAATGCCAGAGTCTATTAGATGGGAAGATTTATCTTTTTATGAAACAGAAGATGGAACATCTACAAATGCCACCCTGGCATGCAGTTCAGACGGCAACTGCGAACTTGTAGACATTTCTGTATAATAGGTATATAATAAAGATTGGGGTAACACCCAAAATTCCTGGGCGCAATGCCTAGAAATAGGAGGATCTACATGACAAAAGATCTTAAAAGAAACGGACTAGTAGAAATGCAAGAAAAAATTCTAGCAGCGCTAGCAAGTTATGGTCGTCATTTTTTGGGTGCAGCCATTGCTCTTTACATGACTGGCAATACTGACCCATCAGATTTGATCAAGGGTGGAATAGCGGCTTGCTTGCCAGTTATTCTTAAAGCACTTAATACCAACGAGCCATCTTTCGGCTTTACAAAGAAGTAATTCTTAAAATCAATTAGGACGGCTCCTGTGCTAAAATAGGCATAGGAGTTTTCCTATTTTAGGAGATTTTGCAAATGGCAGGACAGAAAAATTTTGAAGTAGATCAAAATACCACTTTCTCTTTTATTGTAGAATATAAGGACAGTGAGGGTAATCCCATTGATCTAGATGGCGCAACAGCAAAACTACAGGTTAGAGACACTAAGGGTGGATCAAAACTTGCATTTAGCTTAACGTCACCAAATGGTGGAATTATAATAGATGCCCCCAATGGTAAATTAACATGCAAAATGACCCCAACCCAAACAAACAAGTTGTTTTATCCAAAATCTTCATATGACTTAATGATTACAGATTCTAATTTAAATAAGACAAAGCTTATTGAAGGATTTTTAACATTAAGTAGATCGGTAACAATATAATGTCAGAAACAGTAATTGTAACCGAAAATATAAATAAGGTAGTAATTGGTTCCCCAGGAACCCAAGGTCCTAGAGGTAAATCTATCCTCAATGGAAACGGTGTCCCAGCAGACAACCTTGGCACTGAGGGAGATTTTTATTACGATAAACTTACAACAAGATTTTATGGTCCAAAACCACAAGAAACATCATGGGCTGGAGCCACCAACTATTTATTAAGCACAAGCACATTAACCTATCCATTTTCAATTGGTCAGGTTACAGATGAGCAAACATACTGGGCACTTGAAATAACCCATAATATGGGATATAACCCAAATGTGACTGTAAAAAATAGCGCTGGCGACATATTAGAAACAGGAATAGATTATAATAGTATTAACAAAATTACACTGACAATGGCTCAACCATTCGGTGGGATAGCTTACCTATCTTAAAGGAGAAATAGAAAATGGCAAGATTATTTGTAACTGATATCAATCTTAATAAGAATGAACTTCAGAACGCCAGAATTCAGGGATTAAGCTCAGCCCCATCAGCCCCTGTAACTGGACAGATTTATTATAACAACGCAGAAAATGTAATGTACTATTACAATGGACTAGCTTCACCAAACGGTCCATGGGTGCCAATGAATGGATCTGAAGAGGTTATTCAAGACATAATTGGTTCATCGGTATTAGGTGGAACAGGATTAACTGCAACATATACTGATTCTACAGGAACCACAACTATTGATTTAGACGACACAACGGTAACAGCTGGTTCGTATGGTTCTACAACTGAAATTCCAACATTTACAGTTGATGCTCAAGGTCGTTTAACTGCAGCAGGAACAGTAAGCGTAGCAACTCAATTAAACATAAATGCAGATGCAACTCAGGCTACAATTGATCTTTTAACTGACACGCTAATTATTAATGGCGGAGAAGGAATAGATACATCTTTTACTGGAGACACACTAACAATTTCTGGAGAAAATGCATCTACATCTAATAAAGGTATTGCCTCATTTAACTCAGATGACTTTGACACAACAGATGGACACGTAGACTTAGAAGATACAGTTGTTAAAACAATTACGACTGACTCTGGAGCACTTACACCATCAGGACACGGCCTATCAATTCTTGGCGGAGAAGGACTTGATGTAACACACACTGGAACATCAATTACAGTATCTGGAGAAGATGCAACAACTACCAATAAAGGTATTGCATCTTTTGAAACTGAAGACTTTACCGTAACATCTGGTGCAGTATCTATCAAGAATGTAAACCTTGGAACACAAACTACAGGTGATTATGTAGCTAATATTACTGGAACAGATAACGAAGTAACAGTTAGCCCAACTTCTGGAGAAGGTACTTCAGTAACAATTGGCCTTCCAGATGATGTAACAATTGCAAATAATTTAAATGTTGGCGGAAACCTTAATGTAACTGGAACAATTAACTCAGTAAATACCACTCAGGTAAATATTGTTGATAATAAGATTAATCTTAATACAGACTTTACTGGAACACCAACAGCAGATGCTGGTATCCGTGTAGAGCGTGGAGAAGGCGCAGATGTTGAAGTTCTTTGGAACGAATCAGATGATCGCTGGACACTTACAAATAATGGTACAAACTACCATGCAATAACAAGAAAATTCTCAACAACTGTTGGAAACGCAGTTTTAACACAAATCCCAGTTACACATAATTTAGGTGCCAGGGATGTTACTGTTCAAGTATACGATTCAGCCACCTTTGATACAGTAGAGTGCGATGTTGTTAGAACATCCACAGAGATTGTAACTTTAGGATTTACAGTCGCACCTGCTTCTGGAGCATACACGGTAGTAATAGTAGGATAAAGGGAGCAGTAAATGTCTGTAAAAAGATTAGTCCCTCTACATGCAGTAGTACTTGACTCAGATCCAATCACTGGACGAATTGGCGATATTTATTATAACAATTCTGAAGAAGAGCTCAGATATTTTGATGGTTCAGTATGGAATCCAGTCGGTGGAGCAATAACAGGAATACTTGAACATATACACACATATGATGGTGCAATATTTTCTGTGGAGTCTATTGAGGTTCCAGCTTCTGGTGTTATTGATGGAGGTACTCCATGAGCGTAGTAATAAAAACAAAAAGAGGAACCACAGAACAGTGGAATAGCTCTACAACTCCACTTCAAATTGGAGAACTTGGATTAGACATAACTCTTAATAAATTAAAAGCAGGAAATGGTACCAGTCTTTGGCAAAATCTTCCCTTTCTTACATCTGATGGTGGCGGAGACACTGGTGATATAACTTTTGACGGAGTTCAAATTATTGGTGCTGGAACAGCATCTGGAGATGGTTACGGACTAGGAACATTAGAGATTGTACCAGATGGAAATATTACTTCAGATCAGTATTTAATTGTTGATCCTACCGCACCAAACCATATCCATATTCGTGCAGGTGGAACACAAGATGCTTCTACTGCAGACCTATTTCTTGGCGGAGAAAGAAACAATGTTCGTGTTTCAGATGGCGGAAGAATTGTAAGTGTTAGCACAAGACCAAATACAGTTATTAACACATATACAAATCAAAATACAATAAGTAACACTTCTTTTGTAACAAGTAATACAGCAAATATTTATATAGGGGATACATTATTTTATGTAGGCGGAGATATAGTAACTGTTGATTCAATTACACAGGACTCACCAAGTGCTGGTCTACAAACTATCACAGCAAACTTAAATGGAGCACCAGCCTCATTTGTTGCAGGAGAACCGCATATATTTAGCCATGAAGAAGAATTCGAAAATTATTGGCAGTTTGGAGCAGATGGTGTTCTGTCTGGTCCAGCAATGGGTTCAGTTGCCGTAAATGGACTTTACAATAATTCATCTACAGAAAGCAACCTCTTGTTAGGAAGCTCTGAAAAAATAGTTATCGCTGGAGCCAATGGAGAATTTTTAAATGATGCCTCTGTTGCATCAAATCAAATTGCAACTATGGGAGATATTTCAGATGCAAATGATTATACGGACACTGCAATTTCAACTCTTGGAGACACTATAGATTCTGGATATATTCCTATTACAGAAAAAGGAACTGCTGGAGGAGTAGCATCTTTAGATCTTAGTGGCAAAATTCCATTAGAACAAATTGACACAAGTAGTCTTATAGGTCCAACAGGACCAACAGGGCCACAAGGCGATATTGGTCCAACGGGAGCAGCTGGTGACGCATTTGGAATTTATTATTTAGGGAATTATAATCCATTATCTGGTTACGTACCAGATATTGCAGTAGTAAGAGGTTCAGACGGACAACTGTATCTTGCTAAAGCTAGTGGACAACTGGGCGATCCAATTGATTATGTAAGTAATGGACAATGGGAAATATGGATACCTAAAGGACCAACAGGCCCTACAGGCCCATCAGGTGCAGATAGCACAGTTGCAGGCCCATCAGGTCCATCAGGACCATCAGGTCCACAAGGTGACGCAGGTCCGACAGGACCAACAGGTGCACAAGGTGACGCAGGTCCGACAGGACCAACAGGTGCAGATAGCACAGTTCCTGGACCAACAGGACCAACAGGTCCACAAGGTGACGCAGGTCCAACAGGACCAACAGGTCCAACTGGACTACCTGGAGGAATAACTCTTACCGTAACAAACTCTGGCAGCGGAGCTTATGTAATAAATGGATCTAATAATCCAACTCTTTCTTTTATTCGTGGACACAGATATATAATTAACGTAAATGCTTCTGGCCACCCATTTTGGATACAAACAGTTTCAGGCGCTTATAGTTCAGGAAATATTTACAGCACTGGCGTTACAAATGGCGGAACAGATAACGGAACAATTATATTTGAAGTTCCTTATGATGCACCACAACTTTATTATGCATGTCAATTCCACTCATCAATGTCTGGTTCTATAACAGTTTCCGATCTAGGACCATCAGGCCCATCAGGCCCATCAGGGCCAGCAGGGCCAGCAGGAGGAAGTGAAGGATCAGATATTATGAATATCATGGAAGCATGGTAATCTAGGTATAACATATACCATAACTCGAAATAATAGGAGAAAAAATGGCAACAATATCAAAACTACTAGCAAGAACAACGTTAAATACTACAAACACAACTGTTTTGTATACCGTTCCTGCTTCAACAACAACAGTACTTACAAATATTATTATAAGTAATATTTCTGGTTCTGCAGCATCATTTAATTTAACATTACCAGACGCATCTGGAACACAGGTAGCATTTGCTACATCAGTATCAGTTCCAGCAAACAGCATTGCATCATTTGACCTTAAGCAGGTACTTGGTGGGTCTGGAACTCAAACAGTAATAGGATGGGCATCTGCCAACTCTGCACTAACAGCACATTTAAGCGGAGTCGAAATATCATAACATGGCATATAGTACATTTCCAGCAACTTCTTCAATCATAAAGTCAGTTCAGAGGGGCTCTACTGCTTCTGCTGGAAACGTAACAATATCACAAGTTAATACTGCAAAATCTTTTATAAATTCATTTTCTACATCATCATCAGGAAGCGTTGGAACAAACAGCTCAACATCTGGTACATTAACTCCTTCTGGAGGAAACGTTTCAGTTTCATCTCCAAGCTTTAACCCAGCTGGTGGAAGCTTTCCAAACTATGTAGGTACAAGGTCATATAGTGGTGGATCAACATCTTTAACATCAGCATCATTTGGTGCCTATATAGCAAACTCAACAACAATTACAACAACAGGTGCATGTCGTTGGGAAGTAGTGGAGTATGCATAATGGGATCTAAAATATATCCAGCTGCCTCTTCGCCAATCAAGTCACTTCAAAGAGGCTCTGCATCATCATCTGGAAACGTAACAATTTCTTCCGTAAACACTTCTAAATCTTTTGTTAGATCTTTTTCTACAGGATCTACAGGAACAGTTGCTGGAACTGGATCAACATCTGGAACATATAGCCCATCTGGAGGTAATATATTTGGGCCAGGCGGCGGAGGATTTATTTCAGGTGGAGGATCAGCACCTACTTATTCTGGAACACGATCTTTGTCTGCTGGAGGAACATCATTAACTTCCGCAAGATATGGTGCATACTTATCAAACTCAACAACTTTAGTTGTTGACGGAGCATGCAGGTGGGAGGTTGTTGAGTATAACTAATGGCATCTACAATATTCCCACAAACATTGTCACCAATTAAATCTATTCAAAGAGGGTCAACAGCATCTGCTGGTAATATAACTATATCTTCTATAAATACATCTAAATCTTTTATTAGATCTTATTCTACTGGTTCAGCAGGAAGCGTAGGAGTTTCTGGTTCTGAATCAGGAACACTAAGCCCCACTGGATTTTATAATTTTGGTGGAACTGGCGGAGGTAATGCATCTTCAGGTGGTGGAAGTTTTCCAAATTATGCTGGAACAAGATCAAATGGAGCTGGAGGAACATCAATTACAGTTTCAGAATATGGTGCGTATATAGTTAATTCAACCACAATAACTACAACTGGAGCATGTAGGTGGGAAGTGGTGGAATACTCGTAATGTCTATTAAACAATATCCTGAAACTTTACAAGGAGTTAAATCTATTCAAAGAGGTTCGACTGCATCTGCTGGCAATGTAACAATATCTGCAGTAAATACATCTAAGTCTTTTGTAATTTCATTTTCAACTGGTTCTGCTGGAACAGTAGCAATTAATAGCTCTGAATCTGGAACTCTTACTCCTAATGGAGGATCTTGTGCTTCACAAGGAAATGGATCTAATAGCGGAGGGTCCTGGCCAACATATAGCGGGTCAAGAAGTTTATCTGGAGGATCAACATCATTATATTCTGCGGAATATGGTGCACACTTAACAAATTCAACCACACTTACCACTACTGGTTCTTGTCGGTGGGAAATAGTAGAATACTACTAAGAGGAGAATATATATGACTAATTGGATACAATTAAAAGATGGGGTAGCTTTTGCTTATGTTAATTCATCAAATTTTGTTGCAAATTCTATTCCTATAGAAGACTCAGTTGACCCAAATACAATTATGGCAAAAAAATATGTAGACGGTCAATGGGAAGAGGCAGAGCTAATTCACTTTGTCGAAGAAATTCTAGGAAATAAAGTACTTAGAGTTAATTCAACAGTTTTTGCTTCAGATGTTACTGGAGATATTGTTGGACCTGAAGTAAAGGCAATGTGGACTAAAAACGAAGATGGTCAATATCAGCCACCAGCTACAATTGCAGAAGCAACCATATACGACGAGCATTTGTTCAACCAAGACTAGTCCTTTAATAGACGATATTAAGGTATAATAAGGAAAGAGGTATTCGTAAATGGCAACAAACTTTCCAGAGGAATTAGATTCCTTTATAAATCCGCTATCCACGGATTCCGTTGCCGTTGTCTCACATTCAGAACAACACTCTAATGCCAATGACGCTATTGAGGCTTTAGAGGCCAAGGTCGGTAAAGATGGCTCTACGGATCCCGTTTCTTTAGATTATAGGGTATCCGCTTTAGAAAACTCCTCAGTCGATCCAAACGAAATAAAAGATATTGCGGCAGAGATATTAGATCATCAAGACCATACAAACATAACTGTAACTTATGATGATACAGCAAATAAATTAATTTTAACTTCAGAAAGCGGAGTCGCAGATTCTACAACAGACGACCTTGACGAAGGCACAACTAATCTTTATTTTACAAATCAACGTGCCCTAGATGCAACATCAACTGCATACGACCCAGCAGGTTCTGCTGCTACAGCACAATCAAACGCTGAAGATTACGCAGACGGCCTTGCCGTCAACTACGACCCAGCAGGTTCTGCTGCTACAGCAGAAACAAATGCAAACACTTATACAGATACAGCGCTTAATGACTATACTCCCACATCGACACTTGATACAACAGTTGGTGGATATGGATATTTAAAGTCAGCAGATCTTTCTGGATATGCGACAGAGTCATATGTTGGAACAGCAATTGACAACATTATAGAAGGAGCCCCAGCTCTTTTAGATACATTAAATGAATTAGCAGCAGCAATTGGCGATGATGAAAATTTTGTAACAACAATAAATAATGCATTAGCAACAAAAATAACAGCATCTAGTACAGATACTCTTACCAATAAAACAATATCTATTCAGAGCGGTCTTACTTCCGTAGTTGGATATGACGATATAACAGGTTTTTATGGTCAGTCAGATATTCCAGTAATACAAGGCGGGCTTGATAAAGGCGGAAGAATAAATATTAGTTCAGAAGGAGTAATAACACAGTCTGCCCCTGGAACTGGATATACTTCTGGATTAGCAATTATTGGTGGAGGAACAAGAGTTGCGATAGGAACTTCAAACAATACTCTTATTGGTAACCTGTCTGACTTTAATGCAGCCCTGCTAGATGCAGATTTTGCAACAACCGTCGATATTACAAATGCAATTCAAGACGCCAGTGACTACGCAGACGGCCTTGCCGTCAATTACGACCCAGCAGGTGCAGCAGCGACTGCACAAAGTAACGCAGAAGATTATACAGACACAGCAATAGCGGGTCTTGGAAATGATATTGAAGCTGGATATATTCCAGTAACAGAAAAAGCTACATCTGGCGGAGTAGCCTCATTAAACTTATCTGGAAAAGTTCCAAGCACTCAATTAGACATAGATTCAACAATTCAAGATGTAGCATCTTTAATGATTACTGGCGGTACTCATACAAATATATCTACATCTTTTAATAACGTTACTAAAAAACTTAGTTTTTCTACAACCCCATTAACACAAGAACAAATTCAAGATTTTGTTGCACCATTACTAAATCATAGTCAGCATACAAATATTACAGCAACATATGATGATGACAATAATAGAATAGTTTTACAGGGATCTTCATCTAGCGGTGGAGGAGCTTCAGTAACAATTTCTCCAGCAGCTCCAACAAGCCCTACTCTAGGAAATATTTGGCTAGACTCTGATAACGGAAGTACTTTTATTTGGGATGGAGTATACTGGATAGAAATAGGAGCATCGGGTACTGCAGAAGCAATTGCAGCAGTTACATCAACTGCACCAGTTAACCCAGTTCTTGGAAAAATTTGGTTAAATTCAACAACAGCTAAAACATATATATATGATGGATCATACTGGGTTGAGATATAATTTATGATAAACTATGCTTTAGGAGATTAATATGACATCATCTTTAGGTTTCCCATCAAGTCCAACAACAAACCAACAATATACTGTTGGTTCAAGAGTTTTTATTTGGGATGGGTCAGTTTGGAATTTAGTTTCTGCTGGAGTTACTCAAGAACAGATTCAAGATTATATTGATCCACTTTTTACACATTCTAGTCACTCAAATATAACCGCAACATACGATGATGCAGCAAATAAAATTATTTTAAGCGCTTCAGGCGGTAGTGGTGGAGCAGCAGACATAGGCTTAATCGTAGGCTTGTCTTAAGGAAAGGTATAGTATAATAAGACTATGGCCGTATTTAGTAATTTAAAAGAAAATGGTGTTGGAGAAACACCAGTTACATTATTGACGGCAGCACAAGCAACTGTTATTGCAGGGTGCATGTTAGCAAATATTACAGGATCAACAAATTCAATTTCTCTTTATATACAAAATGGATCTGAGATTTATTATATACTAAAGAGCAAATCAGTAGATGGTGGCAATTCATTTGATGCCATTACTGGTAACAAAATATTTCTAGAAAATGGAGATGCTCTTAAAGTCGTGGCAGGCACAGAAAACGCCTTTGACGTAGTAGTCTCAATATTGGATGGTATCTAAAATGGAAGCATATCAAGAGACAAACGCCTACCAGGAGATAGATCTGAGCTTTGCAACAAAAACCTTTTACGGGGTAAAATACAACAATGAAACTGGAAAGCTCACTGTTGAAAGAATAAACGACGGGAGCCCAGTAAGGCTACCTGCCGAAAATATTATAAAGAAAGACGATTACAAAACTTGGTTTTGGAGCAAACATACGGTACAATTTGATTGGGATCAAAACCAAAAAACTAATCTGTTAATGGAGATACACTAAATGACACAATTAATCGACCTAGGTAAGATCAGATTCTTTTTCGCAGGAACATGGAGCGATGCAACAACATACGAACTAAACGATGTTGTCAAGTACGGCGGTAACGTATATGTATACACATATGCTCTAGCATCACAAGGATATTTGCCAACCAATACAAACTATTGGGCATTAATGATCGAAGGTCTTAAGTTTACTGGTGTATGGAATAGCGCAACAGAATACCGTGTTGGCGATGGAATCGCATACGGTGGTAAAGTTTATATTTCTGTTAAAACAGGTTCAAATCAAGTTCCACCAAATGCAACATACTGGTCACAATTTGCAGACGGTATTCAGTATGAAGGAGCATGGTCTTCAACAGCTAACTATCAAAAGAATGACGTAGTAACATATGGACCAGATGTATTCATTGCTAAGCAAGATACAACAAATCATAATCCTGCAACTTCCCCATCATATTGGGATACATTTGTAACTGGTATAGATGCAACTGGTGTATGGAATTCATCTACAGCATATACTCCAAATCAATTAGCCGCATACGGCGCAAGAATTTATTTATCTTTAACAAATAACACAAACAAAGTTCCTTCCACAAACTCATCAGATTGGGCACCTTATATTGATGGACTTCGTGCAATGGGAGTATATAGTTCAACTGCACAATATCACATCAATGACATTGTAACTTATGGTTCAACAGTTTATATTGCAAAAGGTGACACACTTGGAAACACTCCAACAGATACAGTATACTGGAATATTCTAACATCTGGTACTACATACAAGGGTGTATGGACAACATCTACAGAATATCTTGGCGGAGACATTGTTCAATGGGGCGGTAATACATATATTACAGATGCCTTCCACTCATCCGCATCCTCATTTTCAACAGATAAAGATCTATACTGGGAAAAGTATAACTCAGGAATTCGATATCGTGGAGCTTGGGCAGCAAACACATTTTATATTGAAGGCGACGTTGTAAATGACGGTGAAAACTCACGTATCGCACTAGTAGACCATACATCAACACCATTCTTAATTGATGATGAAGAGTATTGGGATATTCTAGCAAAGGGCGCTACTGGTCTTCTACCAGGTCAAGGCGGTAAAGCTGGATATGTTCTTACAACAGACGGAGCAGAAGCAACATTCGAAAGAGATGTAACAAATCTATACTTCGGTGATGGTGCAAGAGACTTTATCGAAGGTCCAGCAGCATTAACAGATGTTGCAACAGCAGCAGCATGGGACACAGAAGACTTTGCACAAGCAGTAGTCGTTAATAACCTAGACACTTCAACAGGCGATGGAAGTGCTCAATCAGCAGACTTTATTGCTTATACAGGAGATTCAAACAATACAAACGGTTGGGCAGATTTAGGATTTACAGGCAAAAACTTTTCCGCATCAGAATTTGGTGTAACAGGTCCTGGAGACGGATATGTATTCGTAAATGGATTTGAGCCAATCACAGCAACTATTACGGGTAAGCAATTATCAAGCAATGTTGCAACAATTACAACAAATGGAAACCATGGATTTACAACTGGCAAAAAAGTAAATGTTCAGGGTCCAGGAGCACCATTTGTAGGAACATTTGTTATTACAAATGTAACTGCTACAGAATTTAGCTATAATAGAACTGGATCAGATGTAGCATCAACATCAGCAACTGGTACCGCAACTATGTACTTAGGAGCTGGAAACTTAGTATTAGCAACAGGAGACGGTGGCTCAGATAACAAGATTGTTATTGCCGCTGGAGGATTTTCTTCAGGTAATGAACAAATTACAATTACTCCAGATGAGAATGTCCACATTGAAATTGACACAGCTTCAACAAGTGCTACAACAGGTGCACTAACAGTTGTCGGTGGCGTAGGTATTACTGGAGATCAATATGTTGCTGGTGACCTAACAGTTATCGGAAACGTAGACTTACAGGGAGTTACAAAACTTCCAGTAGGTGCTGGCGCAACAGCATATGAAACATCAGCAGAACTAACAGACGCAGTTATTATTGCAGCTGGAGCATCTAGCTCATTCGTACAAAATGCATTAGTTAACCTAGGATCAGGAACATCAACTTCAGCAGATTATATTGCATACGCTGCAGAGGGAGATAACGTATCAGGCTGGATCGATATGGGTATCACAGGAGCTAACTTTAATGACGAATCATTTGGAGTAACTGGCCCACATGATGGATACATATTTATGTCAGCCCCAGATGGAACAACTGGTAAAGGTAACCTTGTATTAGCAACAGATAATACTGGTACAGACAATAAGATTATATTTGCAGCTGGTGGATTATTTACTGGTAACGAGCAAATGTCAATTACACCAAATCAAAATGTTCATATTGAAATTGCAACACCTTCCGTATCACCAACAACTGGTGCATTTACCGTAGTAGGAGGTATAGGTGTTCAGGGTGATATTAACGTAGCAGGTGCAGTTAATATTGCTGGTGAGATTACATTCGGAGGTTCAGGAACAGTTGTAGAAACTGAAAACCTTGCAGTTGTAAATCCAATGGTATTCGTTGCAAGCGGAAACCCAACAGGAGACGGATTAACATTCGCCTTCCTTGGAGAATCTCGCTCACAACGTACATTAACATTATCAGAAACAGTTACATTCCGTTCTGCATCAAATAACGTAGCAACAATAGTAACAGGAACATCACACGATTATGAAATCAATGACTCAGTAGTAATTACTGGTGTTGATGATTTAGCTTCAATATCAGTAGTTATTGTATATGAAGTTACAGGTTCAACAACTGCTAAAATTACAACATCTGCAGCACATGGACTTCTTACAGGACAATCAATTACTGTATCTGGTGTCGCAGCAGCGGTGAATGGAACATACACAATTGCTACAGTTCCATCAACAACAACTTTAACATATACAGTTTCATCTACAAGCAACGTAGCACCATCTCCAGTATCTGGTCTGGTACAGCGTGTAAGCTTGCCTAACGTATATAATGGAACTTATACAATTACAGCAGTTACTTCAAATACATTTAGTTATGCTAGATCAATTCCTGATGAAACAGTTGTAGCTCCTAGCCGTACATATCCAAACGTATTAAGTTACTCATTAACAAACGGTGTGGTAACACTTGTTCTTAATGACGTACCTCAAGCAGGAGTTGGAGAATCAGTATTAATTGCTGGAGTAACATCAGCATTAAATGGTACAAGAACAGTTACGGCACGTAGCATGTCTGTACCTTACTCAATCTCATATGCAAGAGCACTTGATGATATTGCATCTACAACATTAACAACAACAGTTGTTGCAAATATTATTAGTCGTAACCGTACATCTGGAGTTGCAACTCTTACAACAAGTGCAACACATTCATTCGTACCAGGACAGTCAATTATAGTTGCTAACGTATCATCAACATTTAATGGTACATACACAATTACAGCAGTCACAGGTACAACAATTTCATACGCACAGGCACTTGCAGATATTGTTGAAACAGCTGAAACTGGCGGTACAGCAACAGCAACATATCCATCTTATGGATCATATAAGCTTCTAGCATACCTAGGAGCAGCTGTTGTAACAGACCCACTACGTGGACAGTACACAGGTCTTGCACGTAACCAAGGAAATCAGAAGTGGTACTTGCTCGGAGGAATTGCAAATAAGCCTTCAAATACAATTGACTTCTCAGTTCCAGGAACAACCTTTACTAGAGAAGATCTAAACGTAGATACACTCGAAGCACGAAATGTGATTTTGGACAAAAATCCTTGGGCACAGACACATGCTATAGATTATGCTACATTTAATACAACACCTTCTATTATTACAGTGTCAACTGCATTAGTAGCTAAGAGATTTAATAACGTAACAGAAGGATATGCACACGCAACTGGTAATTATGTTGTTAATCATACAGCAGCTGTTACATTAACCCTTCCATCATCTGCATTAATTGGTGATAGAATTACAATCACAGATGGTACAAACAAAGCTGGAGAATTTAATATTACAGTAGCAAGAAATGGACATAATATTCAAGGATACGTTGAAGACTTAATTATTAATAGAGGAGGAGCATCAATTACATTAGAGTATTCAAATGCTGCCCTCGGATGGAGACTAATCTAAAATGGCAAATCTAAGTACATTACAATCAAACCCAGATATTCGAAAGTATAAAAACTTTGTTGAATATCCAACACCAGGAACATATACATTTACAGTTCCAGCAAACGTAACTAGAGTTCGTGCTACCATTTTTGGTGGCGGCGGAGGTGGCGGAATGAACGCTAACCAAAGCCAAGGTCACGGTGGAGATGGTGGTTCAGGTGGCGGATTTGCAATGGGTGAATATACAGTTACTCCAGGTCAAGCAATTACAGTGACAGTAGGTGCTGCAGGAGCTAGATCAACATCATATGGAACATATGGTGGAAATGGCGGAACATCATCATTTGGCGCATTCTGTTCAGCAACTGGTGGCAGTGGCGGAGGTTACGCTAATGGTAATGGTAAGGCAATGAATCAATGGGGTTCTGGCACAGGCGGAACTTTAGTAAACTCTTTAGGTGGCCCTGGAGGATACGGACAAACTTCAAATAACACATCTAACCAATGGTATTCTGGTGGTGGCGGAGGTGGAGGCTCAGCAGGATCTTGGCGTGGCCAAGGTGGTTCAGGTGGATTAGTAACTGGTGGAAATTCATATACACAAGGAGCAGCTGGTGGTGGAGGAATTGGTGGTCGTGGCGGTGGAACATGGCACAATCAGTGGGGCTCAACCACAACCAACTTCGATATGGGTGGTGGCGGAGGTGGAGGATCCTGGGAACAGGGAGAATCTATGTACCCTAACACATCTAACCATGGAACCCAATCTGGTTTTGGAGGAGCAGGATATATGGCTCCAAGAAACACTGGACTTGATACAAATAACTTACACTCTGGATTTAACGAAAACCAACATGGTTTAGCTGGTCATCACGGACCACTAGAACCATATGCAATGGGAGTATACTACGGTGTAAATTTAAATACAGATAATTCTTACAGATTCTCACCACAAGGAATTTCTCCATTAAATGTTCTAATGACTCCAGATGCTTTCGTATCTCCAAGACTATTTTCAGTAGTTGGAAGTGGTGGAATGGGTGCAGCATGTACTTATTGGTCAACAAGAGGAGCCCCAGGAGGCAGAGGTGCCGCAGGCGCAGGTGGCGGTGGAGCAGTTAAAAACTCTTCATCAAATAGTGGAAACGGTGGCGCTGGTGGATTTATGGGTGGTGGCGGAGGTGCTGTAAACCAAAACACTATTGGTGGAGACTCGTTAGCTGGTGGCGGCGGAGGCGGAGCTGGTGGAACAATTGGCTGGACAAGTACACAATCTGGTCAAGGTGGTCCAGGATTCGTAGCGGTTGAGTGGTAAATATGACAACTTGGGCTAGAAAAAATGATAATGGTGACATTGTAGAATTAACTACAGAAGATCCATCTGGAAAATTTCACGAATCAGTTGTTTGGGAAGTTGTAAATGATTCAACATCTTTAACAGAAGACAATGGATTACTTCCAGAAAATAATCAAGCTCTTAAGGATGTAATAGCAGAAAACGAAGCATTGGCTGCAATTAATACAAATACAGAAGAGTAGGGTTCTTTTATGAAAGTAATGAAAGAGCATTGGTCTAAAGAGGACGCTTTAACATTAAAGCGTATGAAAAAGAAAAAATGGGCCAGACTCGACGAAGAAAATACCATTGTAGAATTTACTACAATTGATCCTACAGGTAGATATCACCCAGATTTAAGATGGATTGAAGTTGATCATGATACTCAATGGGGAACAAGAATTAATCTATTGGGGTATGAAAGAGGCTACGAGCCTACAATTGGAAATCAAGAAAACTACGACCTACTTGTATTAATTCAAAAAGAACAAGAAGCAGCTCTTAATAAAATAGAAACTAAAGATAAAGAGCCACAAATTAGTCAATTTACAGCAAATCTTCTTACTGAAGAATATGCTGGATAGCTATTGTAAAAACTAATATAATATGATATTATAACAATATACATAAATTTGTATATAAATAGAGTCTGGAAATAAATGAGTTTAGACATAAACAAAGTAGTAATTGTTGGTGGTGGTTCCGCTGGGTGGATGTCGGCAGCAACTTTTATAAGAACTTTTCCAGATAAAGAAATTATAGTTATTGAATCACCAGACTACCCTATAGTAGGAGTAGGTGAGTCTACACTTGGAAGCATTACTGAGTGGACTAATTACATAGGTTTAGACGAAAAAGATTTTATGCCAGCAACAGATGCTGTTTATAAAATGAGTATTAAATTTACTGATTTCTATAAAGAAGATTCTGGAAGTTTTCATTACCCATTTGGAGATCCATTTCTTGAAGGAACATACAATGGTCTAAATGACTGGTATGTAAAAAAAGCTTTATATCCAAATTTAGATGTATCAGATTATGCCAAAACATTTTTCCCAGCACTAACATTAGCAGAACAAAATAAACTATCATGGAATAAATCTGGTAGACTTTATAATTTTAATTTTAAAAAAGACGTAGCCTATCATTTTGACGCTACAAAATTTGGTATATGGCTAAAAAATAATTATTGTATTCCAAGAGGCGTTAAAGTTTTACCATTAACTGTTAATGAAGTTAAATTAAATGAAGATGGCGTAGAAAGTTTAATTTTAAGTAATGGAGATTCAATATCTGCAGACCTTTTTATAGACTGTACTGGATGGAAGAGCCTACTTCTTGGAGAAGCATTAAACGAGTCTTTTGATGATTATTCTCATCAGCTTCCAAATAATCGTGCATGGGCAACAAGAATTCCTTATACGGATATCGAAAAAGAAATGGAGCCATTTACAAACTGTACCGCTATAGAAAATGGATGGGTTTGGAATATTCCTTCATGGGAAAGAATAGGAACTGGGTATGTATATTCAGATAAATATGTTACGCCAGAAGAAGCATTAGTAGAATTTAAAAATTATTTACGTTCTGATAAAATGACTATTCCAGATTCTAATAGAGATGTAGATTCTTTTGAGTATAAAGATATTAAGTTTAGAATAGGAATCCATAATAGGGTTTGGGTAAAGAATGTAGTAGCAATTGGTTTGTCTGCTGGATTTATTGAGCCGCTAGAATCAAATGGATTATTTACAGTACATAAATTTTTAATGAAACTTATGAAATCTTTAAATAGAGGATCAGCAAATCAGTGGGATAAAGATGCATTTAATATAGCTTCAAGAATGGTTTACCTGGAGTTCAAGGATTTTGTAGCAATGCACTATGCCTTATCAAATAGAACCAAAACAAAATATTGGCAAGATATAGCAAAAAGATCTTTTAATTTACCAATGAAAGATGAAAATCCATTAACACCTATGACGTTTACAGACTTGGCTGCAAGAAAAATAAATATAAATAGATATGAACCAAATGCTGGAATGAACTGCATCGCTACTGGAATGAATTATTTTCCAGTTGATAAAATGACAATTACTGGTTGGGAGCATGCAGAAGGAGTAAACTATTATAAAGAATGTGAGCTAGCTTTTAAAAATTGGGAACTTATGAGAAAAGATTGGCAGGACGAAGCAGATTCATCTCCTACAATGTATCAATGGCTAAAAGATAATAGGCACAATGATAAAGCCTAAAGATATCTGGATTATAACAAAACAGTTATCTGAAAAAAGCTACTGGAATAAAACTAATATAATTGAGTTCTGGGCATTTTCTACAAAACTTGCTATAATATTCCCTGGACTACTTTTTGGAGTACAATTTTGGTGGCTGTTTATATTTGCTCTGGCTTCCAGCCTAGCTCTTATTTTTACTTCTACCATTAAAACATTACCAACAATTATTTACTTTAACATTGGGTGGAGCATCCTGGCTTCCATTGCAATAATCAAACACTTTATATAAAGGAGAAAAATGTCAGAAGAAACAAAGACCCCAAATGCTGAAACAGCCTTTGTTGTTGTAAAAGGACTAGACGGAGCTTATAAGTTACTAGACTCGCTTTCAGACGAAATTGTTATTTCTAGAAAGCCCTCACGTCTAGATATTAAACTTGCCGCTGGAGAAATTTATAACTCAATTTCAAATGCAGAGTCGGCAGAGGCAGTACTAGCACTTCTTGCAAGATCACAACAGCCTCAGAATACAGCAGAAAAACCTAAAGAATAATTAATGCGTTTTCATGTGGTAAGTCTTCCACATACTCAAACGACTAAAGAGTATGTCAATTGCGCCTTTACTGAAAAAGTAAGGCGCTTTTGTCTTATGATGAAAGACTTAGGGCATGAGGTTTACCTATATGCTGGTGAACAAAACGAGGCTCCATGTGATGAATTAATTACTTGTATATCAGATCAAGAAAGAATTGATGGGTTAGAAGGTAAACATTTTACCTCCGCTTCATTTGATATTAAACAGCCTTACTGGGATAAATTCTTAAATACCGTAATAAAAGAAATTGGCCCGCGCCTTCAGCAAAAAGATTTTATATGTTTAATTGGCGGGACATCTCATAAGCCAATAGCAGATGCCTATCCAGAACATATGTCAGTAGAGTTTGGAATAGGATACGGATCCAGCTTTGCTAAATATCGTGTATGGGAATCTTATTCTTGGATGCATTCATCTTATGCTGCATATAAAGATCCAACAAAAGTTGACGGATTATTTTATGATACAGTAATCCCAGGATATTTTGAACCAGAAATGTTTCCATTCCAGCCAGATAAAAAAGATTACTATCTTTATATTGGCAGAATGATAGAACGTAAAGGCGTAGATATTGCATCTCAAATGTGTAAAGATATTGATGCTAAATTAATTATGGCAGGACCTGGAGATTACATTCCAAAATACGGTGAATATATTGGAGCTATTGATTCTGATAAAAGAGCAGAATTAATGGGTGGAGCAATTGCAGTTTTAGCACCGACAACATATATAGAGCCATTTGGAAACATTGTTCCAGAAGCACATTTTTGCGGAACCCCAACAATTACAACAGACTGGGGAGCATTTGTAGAAACAAATCCAAACGGAATAACTGGATATAGATGCAGAACCTTAGATGAATTTTGCAAAGCGGCGGAAGACGTTAAGAAATTAAACCCTCAAATAATACATGATCGTGCTATGGCCACATACTCAGTAGATGTTATAAAATATAAGTATGAGAAGTATTTTAAAGGCCTTTTAACGCTATGGGACCAAGGATGGTACACAAGATTATAAGGCTAATAATGGTACAATATAAAAATGGCAACCACAGATAAAGGTTTTCGATATCCAGATTATGCAAACACTCCAGACGTCCCTAGAGACCTGGAGTACCTTGCTGAAGACGTAGATACGTACTTAGAGACACACCCTGGACCTACGGGCCCTACAGGCCCTTCAGGGCCATCTGGTGCCACTGGCCCATCAGGTCCTCAAGGAGTAACTGGAGCAACAGGGCCTACAGGCCCAACAGGAGCAACAGGTCCATCTGGACCTCAAGGAACAGCAGTAACAATTTTAGGAACTTATAATTCATTAGGTGAATTACAAACAGCACATCCAACAGGAAATGCTGGAGACGGATATTTAATTGGCGGAACGTTATATGTTTGGTCAGTTAGTACAACATCTTGGGAAAATGTTGGAAACATTCAGGGACCAACAGGTGCGACTGGACCAACAGGTGCAACAGGTCCACAAGGATCTTCTGGCGCAGACTCAGTAGTTCCTGGACCGACTGGACCAACGGGACCAGCAGGCGCTACAGGACCATCAGGTCCTCAAGGTATTCAAGGAATTCAAGGACCATCTGGACCAACAGGCCCAGTAGGATCAAGTGGACCAACTGGTCCATCAGGTGCAGACTCTACAGTTCAAGGACCAACTGGTCCAACGGGACCAGTAGGACCAACAGGACCGACGGGACCAGCAGGAGAAGTCACCCTACTTGGAGCACAGACACTTGTAGATAAAACATTAAGCTATCCTACATTTTTATCTGGAACAGAAACAGTAAACATAGTTGCATCGTCTGCAACTGGAACAATTAACATTGATGCCGAGACATCAACAATTTATTATTATACTTCTGATGCAACAGCAAATCATACTTTAAATTTTAGATATAATTCTTCTACCTCATTGTCTTCAAAATTAAGTGTTGGAGAATCAATTACATTTGTGTGGATGAATACAAGTGGGACAACAGCATACTATCCATCTGCTATTCAAGTTGATGGATCATCAATCACCCCAAAGTGGCAAGGAGGAACTGCACCAACTGGAGGCAATACAAGCTCTGTAGATCTTTATACTTTTACTATTTTAAAGACAACAGCTTCTCCAGCCTACGTAGTTCTCGGATCACAAACTAAGTTCGCATAGGAATAGTATATGCCAATAATATCATCCAGAGGTTCAGGCTCTTCAAGAGGGTTTGGTTTTGGCATTGGCAAAGCTGGGCCAATTGCAAATGGTGGAGATATAATTGCCACATACGGATCATATACATATCATACATTTTTAAACAGTGGAACATTTACAATGCTTTCATCTAAACCAGTAGAAGTCCTAACAATTGGCGGAGGTGGAGCTGGCGGAGGACACCACTCAACACTTTATACAACATATGGAGGTGGAGCTGGAGCACTACTTTTACAAAACACAACTCTTTCTCCTAATACATATTCAGTTACCGTTGGAAATGGAGGTTCTGCTCCATATTCAACACAAGGAATTAGAGGTCCAAATGGATCACCTTCACAGTTTGGCAGCCTAACTGCAGCAGCAGGAGGTGGCGGTGGTGGAGCAAGCAGTGGAGCTAGCGCATATTTTAATTCACAATCTCAAGATGGATCGGCTGGCGCAAACGGGGGAAATGGTGGAGGAGGATCACCAGCTGGTTCTGGAACTCAAGGATTTGCAGGAGCCCTTGGCGGAGGAGGCGGAGCGGGAGGAGCAGCTTCATCAACACTAGCAGGATCTGGTGCAACATATACAGATTGGTTTATAGCTTCAGGAAAAGGAGTAGGCGGTCTTTTTGCTGGAGGAGGAGGCTCTGCCGATTATATTACAGTTAGCGGAGGTGGAGGACAAGGTGGTGGTCCAGCACCATGGGGTGGAAGCGGTGAGACAGGAATTGAAAATACTGGTGGCGGTGGCGGAGGAGCAGGTAGAAATCAAGATTCTTTTAGACCTGGAGGTAGTGGAGCAAAAGGAATTGTAATTGTTAGATATTTAGGATCTCATCCAGATGCAATAATACGGACAGCTCCAGGTTCAATTCCTACAAATTCTGGATCTCCTGCAATTGGAGGTTCAGCTTCAGCTGGAGGAACATTAACAAAAACATCAGACGGTTCTTGGAGCGGTCAAACATCGCTAGAATACAAGTGGCAATATTCAAATGATGGATCTGTTTGGGGAGATAGAACTGCTTGGTCAGCAACTTATTCAGATTATTCAATATCTGCTTCATCTGTCAACCAAGCACCATGGCAATATTTTACTTCATACCCTGTAAAAAATTCTACAAACCAATCATATAATTTAAGACAAAGCCTACAAGGAACTCCAGATCAAGGACTTTACTATAGACTTGCAGTGCGTGGAGTAAATTCAAATGGTAAATCTTCTCCAGCATATTCAAGTGCTTCATCACAAATACCATTGATTCCAGTATATTCTGGAGGAGGAAGCTACACTGGTTCTTTATCATCTGGAAGCACAATATCTGCAACAAGAGGAACATGGAGTGCAACAGCGAACCAATGGCTATATCAAATATTTAGAGCATCTAATTCAACTGGAAGTAACGTAACAGCATTTTTACAGCTAGGGTCTACTGATAGCGCAGGTAACCCAAGTTCTGGTTGGGGAAACTCATTTGGACGTAACTATACCATTGTTTCTGCAGATAGAGGATCTTATCTTGGCATGATACTTACCCCAATTGGTGGTAGTATTAGTGGAGGAAGTGGTGTTACAATTGTGTTTGGACTGGTACCATGATAAATGACATATTAATTGAAAAAATAGAAGAAGCCCCAACGCTATTTAAGGTTTCTTTAAATAATGAATCTGATGAAATATATACTCAATGGATTAAATCTACAATTGGCTCAAGATGGGTTGATGTTCAAGAAAACGGATTGAGTTTAATTAGAGAAAATAGGGATGGCGTAATTTATATTTATGATGAATTATCAGATACTTGGGACGTAGATGTCATATAAGATAAATGTTCTTTCTAATTCACCGCTAGCCTTTTGGCCATTAGAATCGGTTTCTAGTAGTGGAGTACTAACATATCAAGATTTATTAGATGACTACGGCACATATACAGAATTTTTAAATGGATTTGAAACATATGCAGAATCTAGTGGATCTACAACACCAGATATTTCTGGATCAAATAACACTGGTGTGTATATAGGACTTGTATATGAAGATAAGATACCATTAGTATCAGGACTATCTGAGTCAAGAAAAATTAAAGGTAACTCATCTATATTTTATCCAACATTAAATGATCATAGCCAGCCTCAATCATCTGTAGGATTTGGCACATCAAACTCTTCAGATAACGACTTTACCTTAGAGTGTTGGTCATATATACAAACATCATCTACTTTAGATATTCCTTTAATTGGAGATACATCAGAAGATGTTGGTTTATTTTATAGCAATGGAAATATTGTATTTAAGTTAAACTCTCAAGAAATTACATGGACGATCCCATACACAAATAAAGCTTTGCATATAGCCGCAACCTATAGCTCTGGAAACGCATATCTTTATATTGATGGCAAAATGGAAGTGCAAAAAGACCTAGGTAATTTTGCATTTAGCAATACCAACCTAAATCTTTCTTCTGGTCCAGTAAATAATTCTAATGACTATATGCTAATTAATGCAGTTGCAATTTATAGATATTCATTAAGCTCTCAATCAATTAAAAATCATTACGATAGCGGCAAAACTATTGATTCAAATCAAGTAGTTTATCCAGATGGTGGAGAGTTGTTTAATTTATACGACAACGCTTTATCGACAAAATACTCATATTCTTATCCAGCTAATAGGCAGTGGGAAGACTTTTTAACAGACGATTTATATTACGACAACATAAATAATGCAATAAGAATTGCTTCAGGATCTGGTGTTGCAAAAACAGTTATCCTTAATGACTTTATAACTATTCCAAGCGGGGCAGAAATGGATGACTCTAGGATAGAATGGGACGGAAACAACGGCATTGAAGTTGAGACAAGTGTGGACGGAATAACCTATCAGTCTTGTATAAATGGTCAAGCAATACCACAATACTCCCTAGCCTCATTTGATACCTCTAGAGATCTACATATAAGAATTACAATGACAACTTCAGACGATAGCCTATATCTTCCTAAACTATATAGCCTATCAATGAGTTTTTATAAAGATCAAGTATTTTATGCAAATAACTCAGCATCTTATATATCACCCCTTCAAGGAGATATGGGGCTAAGCAACAATAGATATGAGATATTATCACGAGATGCGAGAAATGGAATAGCCCTAGAAACAGGATCAGCCTTTTCAATAAATACTAATACTCTAACTAAATCATTAGAGTTCTTCTATACTCCATCTACAATAAATAACGGCGGGCTAGTAAAATCAGTTTCTGGATCTGGTTATTCAGCATCCAATTTCTCTTGGTCATCTTCAGTAATATCCAAAACCAATATAGATAAGATATACGTCAATGGAATAGATAAAAGTACAGAGACAGATATCCACAATATATTTGCCAAGGACCAGCTTTATTATGTGGTAATCACATTTACTAATGCCATATCTGGGCAGATTGATATAAACTACTCTACCGCTGGCGCAATTTCGGCACTTTACCAGAATATAGCCATATATGATTATGCCCTAACGCTTAATAAGGTAGTAGAACATTTCAATCTATACCTAGGAAATGCAACCGTATCCTTATCTAATTCGTTAATGAGCATGACAGAAAACTCTTTTAACTACTATAATTACGACTGGACAGTAGTACAAAATATATAATTTTGTCATAACGGCTGACAAAATCTGGACTTTGACCCAAAAGAATGGTAAAATTGTGATCTATGGATATTAATAAGATCAATACTCAGGTATTAGAAGAAGAAACTAGATTAGGCATATATGTTTGGGAAATGCCTGACGGAAGGTGGATAGGCGATGACGAAGGAAACTTCCTCTCAATCACATCAACAAAAGGAAACAAGTCAAGAGTTAATGCACTGGCTAATGAAGTTAGGTCATTCGGTATTCTTGAAGGCAGGCCTTTATTTCTTTCTGGACGCAGGAAGATCGACGACGAAGAACACCAATACCAACAACAAAGATTAAAGTGGGGACTAGTTCCAGATCCTATGGATGTTGGAAACTATAAAGACGAAATGAAAGCCTTGAAAAACGGAGGAGCAAAATAATGGAATATGTAGAAGACAGCGATACATTTAGCAATGAGGTATCAATATCAAACTCATCCGACTTATTTAGCTTTAGCCAACCAGTAGTAATTGAAACTGATCCATTTAAAATAGAAGGCGAAGATTTAAAAAAGGTAATTGGACTTAGTCCAGCATTTCGTAGAAAGATGTCTAGAGATCTACAGAAAAGCTTTACTGGAATTGACGGAACTGGAACACAGCAGAATCTATTGCAACAAGCAGTCACTGGATATGCAATGTTTGACCTTGTTCAACCAGTATATAACCTAGAGTATCTTTCAAAGATATATGAAATTTCTCCATACAACTATGCAGCAATTAATGCTAAGGTAGCAAATATTGTTGGACTAGGATACTCATTTGTAGAAAGCAAAAAAGCAATGGAAGCACTAGACAACATTGAAGATTCTACACAATTAAATCGTGCTAGACGAAAGATGGATAGAATTAGACAGCAGCTAGAAATTTGGCTAGAAGAGGTAAACGAAGAAGAGACATTTGTTGAAACCCTAGTAAAAGTTTATACAGACCTAGAAGCAACAGGAAATGGCTTTATTGAAATAGGTAGAACAACTAGCGGAAACATAGGATATATTGGACATATTCCAGCAAAGACTATGCGTGTTCGTAGACTTCGTGACGGATTTATACAACTACTTTATGGAAAGGCTGTATTCTTTAGAAACTTCGGCGATATGGAAACAGAGAATCCAATTGCTGGTCAAGAAGATAGACCAAACGAAATTATTCATTTAAAGAAATATACTCCAATGAATAATTACTACGGTATTCCAGATATTGTTGCATCACAAAATGCAATGGCTGGTAACGAATTTGCTGGTAAATATAACCTAGACTATTTTGAAAACAAGGCGGTACCACGTTATATTATTACAGTAAAGGGAGCAAAGCTTTCCCCAGAATCAGAAAGAAAGCTTCTTGAATTTTTTCAGGTAGGTCTTAAAGGTAAGAATCATAGATCCCTTTATGTTCCACTTCCAGCAGATTCATCTGACTCAAAGGTAGAATTTAAGATGGAGCCAGTAGAGGCTAATATTCAGGATTCATCATTTAACAATTATAGAAAAGCCAACCGTGATGAAATTCTTTTGTCTCATCGTGTTCCAATTAATAAAATTGGAGTCCCAGAGGGAGTCAGCCTTGCCTCAGCAAGAGATGCCGATAAAATGTTTAAAGAGCAGGTTTGTCGTCCAGCACAGGATATTCTAGAAAAGAAATTAAATAGAATAATTGCTGAAAAAACAGATGTATTAATTTTACACTTTAATGAATTAACCCTTACAGACGAAGATACTCAGTCTAAAATTGATGAGAGATATTTACGAATGCAGGTTATTACCCCAAATGAGGTAAGAATTAGAAAGGGAATGGTTCCAATTGACGGTGGGGATGAAGTGATTCAATTAAAACCTCAACAGGCAGCAGAGCAAACAGCACAAGCGATGAATAGTCGAGCCAGAACCCAAGAAAGAGATTCTAACTCACCTGATATTTCAGGGGAGGCCAGAAACCCAAAAGGTGAGGGTAGGGTCACAGATTAATTATTAGGCAACTAGTTATTTGCCTTTTTACATTTTAAAAGATAAAATTAAGCATATGAATATTGAAAAATCTTTATGGTCTTCTCATGGCGATAACATCAGCTTATCTGTCCCATTTACTAAAGTCAACCGTGAAAAAAGAACTGTTTCTGGATTCGCAACTTTAGACAATATTGATCAAACAAATGATCTAGTAACTGCAGAAGCAAGCCTGAAAGCGTTTGAAAATTTCCGTGGCAATATCCGTGAAATGCATGGATCAAATGCTGTAGGGAAAATGCTTTCATTTAGACCAGAAACATTTTACGACCCAGAAACAAAAGAATTTTATAGCGGAGTATATGTAGATGCATATGTTTCTAAAGGCGCACAAGATACATGGGAAAAAGTTTTAGACGGAACTCTACAGGGATTTTCAATTGGCGGAAAGATTACAGAGTCAGACAATGAAGTAAATAAGTCAACAGGTAAGACTGTAAGATTTATTAAAGGCTACGATCTGCTTGAGCTTTCAATTGTAGATTCACCAGCAAATGAATTATGCAATATTTTATCAATTCAGAAATCAAACGGTTCCTTAATTTTTAAAGGTATTGCTGCAGAAGTTTCTACAGAAAACATTTTTTATTGCGAAGAAAGCAAATCAGTATTCATCTCACAAGATGCATCTTATGATTCCCCTGTTACTGGTAAGCCAGCAGCACTAATTGGGTGGGTAGAGTCTAATGATGTTAATAAATCAAAGGAGATAGATAAGATTCTTGATTCATTTTTGAAGTCAAGATTACCGTTGCCTGAAAGACAAACAATTGCAAAACAGGCAAACGTAGAAGGAGGTAGTGAAGTGTCAGAAAACACAGAAACAGTAGTAGTTGAAGAAACTGCTCCAGTAGAAACACCAGTTGTTGCTGAGGAAGCACCAGCTGTTGAAGTAGCTGCAGAAGATGCAGTTGCAGACGCTTCTGCCGAAACTCTAGAAAAAGCAGCCGACGTATCAGAAGTTGAGGTTGATGAACCTGATTTTGCAAAGATGCTTGGTGATTTAAAGGGCTTTTTCTCAGAGACTCTAAATAAAGCTTCTGAGGCAAATGCAGCACAGGTTTCAACTATTAAAGAAACAGTAGAAACTTTCAGCAAGAGCGTCGATAGCAGAATTTCAGAATTGGCAGAACAACATGCCGTATTAAGTAAGGCTGTTGAAGATATCAAGGGCACAATTGATGGCGTAGAAAAGCGTGTCGATGCAGTAGAATCAGAAACTGCAATTAAGAAGTCCTCTGACCTTGGCGGGTCACAGGAAGTAACAATCAA